AAAGCAAGCGGATATTAAATAAGAGGGATTTACTTTGGATTATAAAACTTCACACTATGTTATTGGCGAGAATGAGCCTGATAATCAACCTCAAAAAACCTTATCAGACATTGTTTTCTTAGTCAAAAACCGACTTGCTGCGGCTCTTGCTGATGAAAATTCGGGGCTTTCAGATATTCACCCCAGAGTCATTATCTCAATGGTTATAACGAATATCCTAGTGAATCTACTTTTCAGTTCAATAGCAATATCGGATGTAGGCAGACGCTTGGATATGGTGAATTATAGCTTGGAAGAGATTAGAGAAATGACAATGCACTTATGGGCTTCCATGGAAGCAAGTAGGGATGACACGAAGACCGCACATTAACTTAGAGGTAATTATGACTAATATAATCGGTAGAGAAGATCATCCCGTTTGTTCACCGTCAAGAATCGTGAAAATAAGTCTTGATGCCGATAGTTTTACTACTTTATTGCGTTCAAATATTTCTTGCTATATGAATAAAACTCTGACTCAAGAGCTTATGGAGCAGCTAACTGCACAAATAGTTGAATCTATTGATTATTTTATAAACAAATCAGACGAAATATCGTAATTCCATTTTCATTTTAGAGATTTTTAAGGTAGGATAATTAGGAAGTTTGAAAGGCTTCCTGCCTTTACAACTTTTAAAACAATAAGGTTTTGAATTCTACCGCCAAGTTGACATTCAAAACTGTACTAACAAATTAACCACTCCAGGGCTTTGGCTTACCTGGTAGCTGATGGGCTTCTTGTTTCCTACAACAGCTCATCTAACTAAGGATGAATTATAACATGATTAACCATTTCAATTCAAACATAGCAGTAGCGTATGGTACCAACGCATCGATTTTCATTCAAGCTCTTTCTCAATGGACATTCAATAATCTAGCGAATAAACGACATCTTCATGACGGTTATTGTTGGTCATATAATACACTCGAAGCTTATGAGACCATTTTCCCATGGTGGAGTAAACGGCAGCTTGAGACCATTATTGCAACCCTCGTTAAAGATGGATTAATAGTAAAAGGCAACTATAACAAACATAAGTACGATAGAACGTGCTGGTACGCATTATCGTATATGGCAATGGAATTTTACCCAGAATTGATAACGCAAGACAACCTAAAAGCCTTGCTGGGAACCATTTCCCCGAAATGGGAAATGGAAACCCCAGATTTCTATGGCAACACAATTATGGAAAACCATTTCACCAAAATGAGAAATGGTATTCACCAAAATGTGACACCTATACCAACTATAAACACAACTAGAGATAATATATCTAAAGATATATTAGAAAATGATAAAGAAGGTGACCCTTTGTCCAAACAGACAATACCCTCAAAATCCAGCAACATACGCAGTACCGATTCTTTTGACCTTTCAAAACTAATGGCTGATAACCCACATGATATTAGTGAACAAATGCTACTGGATTGGCTGGAAGTGAGAAAAACTAAGAAAAATAAAGTTACTAAAACAGCTTGGACACGAATAAACCGCACATTAATCCTCATAGAAAAAGAAGTGGGTGTTAGCCCGAAGGTAGCTTTTGAAACCATGGTCGCTAATGCGTGGCAATCACTTGAAGTAAGTTATTTTTTAAAGAAAGAAAACCATGTTGGAAAAGGTAGCGACTTTCCATCGTATGAATAAGGGCAAACAATGCAAGCTAAAGAAGTGTCGCAGCAATTAGCACAACGTGCCGAAGATATAGCTCGTAGACTGTACCCTGATGGTAAACGCCATGGAAGTGAATGGTGTGTTGGCAGTGTTTCAGGTGAGCAAGGCAAGTCTCTTAAGATTCACTTGAAGGGTAACAAGGCTGGTGTTTGGTCTGATTTCGCAACAGGTGACGGCGGAGATTTACTGGACTTATGGGCAAGAAAAAATAATTTAACCATTGGTGAGGCTTTGAAAGAAGCATGTGATCACCTTGGAATTAAAAAGCCACACTTCGAGTTTCAAAAAGCCAAACAGTTCGCAAAGCCTAAGAAGCAGGAATTTAATTTATTACCAGTCAAGGCAACCGCTGCAAGTTATCTTGTGGATGAACGCAAGCTCACTATGGAAACCCTTAATGCGTTTAAGGTTAGCCAGACTGGACAAGACATTATTTTTCCTTATCTACGTGATGGCCAAGCAGTGTTTATCAAGTATCTGAGCCTTGAACGAAAGGAAGGGAAAAAACAAGTTCGCGTTGAAGCCAATTGTGAACCCTGTTTATTCGGATGGCATCTAATCCCTAAGAACGCAAGAAGTGTGACTTTATGTGAAGGCGAGATTGATGCTATGTCGCTTTATCAATTGGGCATTCCTGCGTTATCGGTTCCCTTTGGTGCGGGTAGTGGTAATAAACACGCATGGTTTGAATATGAGTTTGATAGACTGGCTGTGTTTGATGAAATCTTTATCTGTATGGACAATGACAGTGAAGGCGAAATTGCTACTCGGGAAATTGTCGGTCGTTTAGGTGCTCACCGTTGTCGCGTGGTTGAATTGCCATTGAAAGACCCGAATGAATGTCTACAAGAAGGTTTTAACGGTGAATTAATTAAACCCTATTTTCATGAAGCGGTAAGTCTCGATCCAGAGGAATTAAAGCGACTGGGTTTTTTTGAAGAAGAACTTTCGCGAGAATTATTCCCAATTGACGGCATAATACTTGGCTACAACCCGCCATGGGAAAAAACCAATAAAAAGATTTTATTTAGACCCGCTGAGCTTTCAGTATGGAGCGGTATCAATGGTCATGGTAAAAGCCAGTTCTTAGGCCAAGTCATGCTAGGTATGATGAATCAAGGTGCTAAAATATGCCTAGTAAGCCTTGAGTTGAAACCAACCAAATTGATAGCACGATTAGTGAAGCAAGCAACGGGCATGGGTGAGCCAAGCCCTGAATATTCCAGGGGAATGGTGCGTCATTACAATGACAACATGTGGATTTTTAACGTGGTTGGCAATGCTAAATCAGGCCGATTACTCGAAGTCTTTAAGTACGCAAGGCAACGTTACGGCGTTGACGTATTTGTGATTGACTCCTTCATGATGATGGACATAGCAGAGGATGACTACAAAGCACAAAAATCATTTATGGAAAAATTGTGTGAGTTCAAAAACCAATATGATTGCCATGTTCACATTGTTGTTCATCCAAGAAAGGGCGCAGATGAGGCAACAGCACCGAACAAGATGGATTACAAAGGAACCGGAGCAATTAGCGATTTAGCAGACAACTGTTTTTCAATATGGAGAAATAAAGCAAAGGAACACGCTGTACAAAAACAAAATCAAGGCTATCCGTTAACTGATAAAGAAGCCGAACGGCTAGATAAACCGGATTGTTTATGGTTTTGTGATAAGCAACGACATGGAGATTGGGAAGGTAGCCTTGCATTTTGGTATGATGTGGGAAGCTATCAATATTTAGAGACCGAAGGCAGGAAGCCCAAGGCTTTTTTTAAATTCTCATGTCTACAAAGCTAAGCGATAAAGCGTGTAAAGCAATCATTATTCTGGTAGCTAAAAAGCTTAATGTGGAAGCTCGGCTAATTACTACCCGATTAATGAGCGAAGACGATAAGAATGACATGCGTGCTGGCCTATTACCTACTGATGCGCTGGAGTGTCATGTAAGAGTATGGGTTGCTGCGGGAATGCCTGATTATGCTCATGGTAAAACAGTAGCCCTACGATACGAGCAAGAAAATAGCCCTGTATCGTAGGTACGTGAATTAAGCAGCTAAATATTGTTCAAGTTTCTTTAAGAGTAAATTTTCATCTTTGTCACAAAAAGTCTTTCTTCGCTTACCGAGCAAAATATTTACGGTAAGTTTATTTTCAAGTGAACTGATGTTAACAGCACATTTTCTTTTTTCTATGATTGCCCATAGTGTCGGCAACATTTTATGAATAATGTCCATTTATCCTTCCCCATTTTCCAATAAACAGATATGGCCTATTGCTGCAAATCTAGCTTCTTGTTCAGTATCATAGAAATCCTCTGATTCAATACCTATACCGTAAAGAATGTAAAACCATCCAAATTTAATATCATACTCAATGATATACTCATAACAACCGTATTTTTCTATCATGCTGCTAACTCCATGTTTAGTTCACAATATTGTTTGAATTTGGGAATCATTCCCACAAGCTCATCTAGGCACTTACTTGATTTATGAATTAATCCATCGACCCAAAAACGATATTCAATGGACTCATCACCTGAACAAGTATGACACCAGATGCTTATATCAAGATTAGCTGACTTTCCGACAGTAACGCGAACCCAGTTGGCAAGCTCGCGTAATTGATTGATTTGTTCATTCATTGTAAAACTCCTATCTATGGTTAAAAAAACTTTCTCTGGTTAAAGGAGCGACTATTGAGCCGCTCTTAATACTTCTTCGGTTATTTCGTTATAAACTACAAATTCAATATTAAAGGTCTTTGATGAAATAAGCTGATTCTTCGCAAACGCAGACCGTAGAGCTGCATTTTTAGTTTTGTATTGTTTAACAAATCCTAAAATAGCACCTTCATCGTTGATATTTTTTGTAGCATCTATTTTGATTAGTGAATACATTTTACTTTCTCTCTCTGGTTAAAGTGTCTTTCTCTGCTTGATGACGCTATTATGTCAATTGTGATTACACATGTCAAGCACATTTTACAATAATAATAATTATTACTTTCTGTTATTAATAGAGTATGTTAATATTTGATTTATTAGATAAGCTAAGGATAGCTATTATGTTGTGTCATAGATGTGGTGGTACGGGAAAGTACTTAGGTAATGGGATGATGATGACTAATTGCAATCTTTGTGATGAGCATGGAAAGCCTATCAAAGTTGCAGAAAATAAGATTGACCGTAAATCTAGTTCCTATCAGAAAGCCATAAAAGATATTATGGCTATAAACCCTACAATATCACGCGCGGAAGCTGTTAAGATGTTTGACAAGGCATATGACAAAGATTGAGAATAATATGACTATTAGGGATTATAAAAGTATTCCGGTTAAGAATTTAATTAAATACGCATTAAATTCACGCACTCATTCATCCGAACAAATTGATAAAATTGTATGTTCTATTAATGAATTTGGTTTTACCAATCCATTACTTATTGACGAGAATAACGGCATTATTGCAGGACACGGTCGCTTAGAGGCGGCTTTAGTTGTTGGGATGAGCGAATTGCCGTGTATTATATTGCCGGGATTAAGCGAAGCTCAAAAGGCGGCTTTGGTTATTGCTGATAACAAAATAGCTTTGGATGCTGGTTGGGATAGAGAGATACTATTAAGCCAGTTTGAGTTTCTGCAACAATTTGACTATGACTTAACATTAACAGGATTTGGTCTTGAAGAACTTTGTGAATTCATGCCGGAGGAATTGCCGGAAGCATTTTGTGACGAGGATGAAATACCAGACGATGTTGCGCCTATTACGGTACTTGGCGATGTATGGTTGCTTGGCGACCATCGGTTGGTATGTGGGGATTCTACTGTTGCAACTGATGTCGAGCGTTTATTAGGGGGTCAAAGCCCTAATACGATGATTACAGACCCTCCTTATGGAGTTAAGTATGAAGCGGACTGGCGTGCCAAGGCGAAAGGTTCGAAGAAAACTGAGCGTGAAGAAAACTCGAACCTTAAGAACGATGATCAGGCTGACTGGTTTGATGCTTATGTGCTATTTACAGGTTCTGTGGCCTATGTCTGGCATGCATCCGCTTTTACAGATGTTGTTATGGACGGCCTACGTCGGGCAAATTTCGATATTAAGCAGCAGATTATTTGGAATAAGAATCTCCACGCTCTCTCGCGCTCTGACTACCATTGGAAGCACGAGCCGTGTTGGTATGCCGTCCGAAAGTCAGGGGAACGAAACTGGAAGGGAGGACGAACCCAGATGACCGTTTGGGACGTGCCTAGCATATCCTCCGACAAAACCGACAAAACAGCACACCCAACACAAAAGCCCGTGGAATTGTTTATTAAGTCAATTAGTCACCACACTAACCCGGGTGAGTATGTTTACGATCCGTTTGCGGGTAGTGGTACGCTTATGGTAGCGTGTGAGAAGACGAAGCGTCGTGCACTTATGATGGAATTGGATCCAAAATATTGTGATGTAATAATCAAAAGATATGAAACCTACACCGGCAAAAAAGCCGTAAGAGAGGCTATGGATGGCCAGACCAAAATCGGGCAAAACAGCTCCACATGTTCCCACGGATAAAAATAGAGCTGAGGTAGGGGCTTTAGTGAGTTTTGGAAATACCCAGGAGGAAATAGCGAGACATTTAGGGATAGATATAAATACTTTGGTTAAATATTATCGCGAGGAAATTGATAATAGTGTAGTTAGAGCGAATGCTAAAGTTGCAGCGAAGTTATTTCGTAAAGCCACTGAGGCAGATGATTTAACAGCGATGATTTTTTGGCTTAAAACACGTGCTAGATGGCAAGAAAAAAATAATGATGAAAAATCGACTTCCGAAATTTATGAAGATGTGGTTAAGCGCAAGCATGAATTAGACGAGAAGAACAAGAAGGAATTCTAATATTGAAAGAAGTCTTAGATAAAATATCTCGTCTAGAAGAGTCTCTTGCTGCCAATTCAGTAGGCTTGCAGAATGTATACGGTGAATTTAATAAATACGCTTTATCTGATATCTCAAAAAAGATTGAGACACTTAATGAACGATTAGACCATCATGAAAAAAATAGAAATGTGACGGACTTTGGGTTAGATATTCAATCTTATCCCTTCAACATTAGAGTAAGCTTTACTATTAGGGCTAATTTTGGGGAAATATCACAAGTAATTGACTACCCTCCCGCCCTGGAATATAAAATAGGCAATTGGATTTCTTATGTTTACACGTCTTTGCTTGATAAGCTTTATGATGAGCATGCCAAAAAAGGGGGTAAGCATATAGGTGAAGAAGGGTTTAAAGATTTTATGGATGAACATGGTAAAACGCTTATAAAGCTTGAGCCACAATTATCCAGGAGATAGCTCATCTACCATGACGTAGAAGGAGTACCGGCTATGTTACGGCATTTCCAGGACGCATCACTACCACCTAGGTGGTTCCTAGCTAGCAGCCCTCTAGTGCGTGAAATGGGCACCCAATTAATTAAGGAAAACGTATGAACGACGAACTTAAAAATGATATTGATAGAACAATCCCTGAAGGCACAAAATATATTAATGATGAAGGCAAGCAAACAGTGTTCAAAGATGGTGAATTTGTTTTAGAGGTAGAAAAAGCTGAGTAATCGCTCTTCGCGCACTCGGAGCAAACGCTTAATAGGAAGAGCACCTGATTGTAACTCAGAGGTCGGCTAGTCCGTGTTGGTTCGACTCCAACTTGCTCCACCATTGTTTAAGGATGATAAATGATAGGCCATGTATTTAAGTACGAAATACCGTTAACTAATGAGTTAATAGAGATAGAAATGCCAGACAACTGCGCCATTTGTGAGATAAATCACCAAGGTGATAGCTTATTTATTTGGGCTTTAGTGGATATTCACGCACCTTTATTCACCAATAAGTTCAAGATATTTGGCACAGGTCATAAGATAGATGATGTTGAAGAAATGTATTTCCTTAAAACAGTTCACATGCCCAATGGTTTGGTGTGGCACGTATTTGCATTGAGGGCAATGAAAGGTGAATGAGTTCACAAAGCAAGAGTTAGAAGATATTAGAGACTGTATTGACTACGCTTATCGAAGCAATCCAATTTCCCCAAGAATATCTTTGACGCTGAGAAACAAAATCCAATCCATGATTGAAAACTATTGCGCACATGACTCGAATGGCGGTGAATGCGAAATATTCCTAGACACATGCTCAAAATGCAACGCTTTTATGCTTAGAGAAACCCATTATGAATGATTTTACGAAAGAAGAGCTGAAGGAATTACTAGATGCAATTAGATGGAAGCTGGGTGAAGGCCAGGCTGATAGCCTAACATTCCCTTTAGAAGCCAAGTTGAAATCTATGATTGATAACTATTGTGAGCATGAACTGGTTCGTATTGATTATGATTGCAACCCTGATAGATGTGTTACATGCCAAGAAATTGTTGGCGAATAAAATAGTCCCTTACCAAGCGGTAACGGATATATAGAGGACTGCACCGAACCAGCGTAGCGAATCGGTGAGATAAATAAGGATATTTATGACTCTCCAGGATTGGATAGATAAAAAGATTGCTGATATAGCAAAGAAGCTGCCAACATTGGTTCACAGTGAGCCGGCAAGTTTCTCATGTGGGTTTAATGTGGGATATAAGCAAGCCTTGTTAGACCTTGATAGATTTTTAGAAGATAAGGGAACGTTATGATTAATTTTATAGTAATTGAAGAATTGAATAACCTGTATGAATGGTTTCAGGGTGCTATTCATGCTACAAAAGATGAAGATTTTTGTCTGATATTACATGAAGCATGTCATCGAATGAATGAAATTATCTACAAAGTAAAAATTACGAATGCGGTATTTGGAGAAGCTTCTACAAGTAGGGGTAAGCGGTACGAATGAAACCTATGTCGCAAGCTGAGTTCAAGGAAATATACTCACAGGAACCAGAACCAACAGATGAAAGACATAAATAAGATGCGCTTGGGCGTATTACGTGAGCTAAAGAATGTCCGTATTTTCTTTGATAATATGGAGAAAAGCGTGAAGAGTAGAAATCCTGAGGCCATACAAAGGGCTTATATATTTTTGTGCTATATAGTAGAGGATATGGATAAAGGGAAGTTAACGCCTGATAGCATAGCGTTAGATGTTGAGATATGTAAGGCATTACAAGAGGAATAGATTATTCTCCTTATAAAGGCAATAAATCGCCATCATACGAAGAAGAGCTTAGTCAAAGAAGAACTCAATCAGCCTAGGTTAATGGTTGAGAGGCGCTAGCACCTTGCCATAATGTTGATGTGGTTCCACTCTGAGAACGTAAATCATCTGTAAGTGCTCTGCAAAGGTCGGCAGTAGTAGGGATTGAAGCGGGTGTAAGCCCCGCACCATATAGAGGATATGCTCGAAATGGTTTAGCGTTAAAGCACTCTGGCCACACCATTGGCGAACGTACAAGTGCTCTAACTGGTGATTTAAGTATAGTGTGTTCTGAGGTTTCAATGAAAGACATAAATGTAACACATTGGATGAATTTACCTAAGTTTCCTTATGATGGCGATTTTCCATTTGTTGGCGCAGTTATAATTGATGCGCCTAAGAAATTATCACCCGAAGACGCAAAAGCATTCGTAAAAAAGTTTTTTGAAGAAAATAAAGTATTACTTAAGAGGATAGCTGATGGATGAAGAAGAAATCAATACAAAAGCTTGAGGCATTATATAAACGCATTAGAGAAATAAGGGATATATGAAAAATCATATTAGTCAACTTGATATGCTTGAAAAGCAGTTTATGGAAGATATAAACACCTCTGTTCTGAATTTATTAAGTATTAAGTATTCTCAAAAGGTTTCTGAAATTGCTAAATGTCAAATAAGTCACATAATCCAAAATAGGCTAGATGAAACGATTTGGATAAATGAATTAAAAGACAATTTAAATAAATTAATTATTGAATATGGGTCTCAATTACAAGAAGAAAAAAAGCAATTAAACATTAGAATGGATTTTTTAGAACTAAGGATGCTTGATATGCTAAGGAGAATGGACTCTCTATGATTCTAAGTGAGGACAAGGACGAACTCGCATCACAATTAAGGTCAAGTTTATTAGAGTTCACGCAATTCTTTTACCCATTATTGACGGGTCGGCAATTCATTGTTTCACAACCCGTAGGCCGTGAATCGCATCATATTACTATTTGTCGGGCATTAAGTGAGGCATGCCGTCTTGAAATTCCAGATCATCGATTGCTTGTCAACATCAGCCCAGGTTCGGGTAAGTCAACATTGCTGGCGATGTGGGTTGCGTGGACGCTGGCTAAATGGCCTGATTCACGATTTCTGTATATTTCATACTCCAAAGTATTGGCCGCAAAACATACTGAAACCATCAAACGTATTATGCAATTAGCACATTACGTTTATCTATTTGACGTGAGGATTAGACATGACTCAAAAGCCCGAGAGTATTTTCAGACTACTGGCGGCGGCGCAGTCGCAGCTTTTGGAAGCGGCGGTGCTATTACAGGCCAAGATGCTGGGCTACCCGGTTTGGATAGGTTCTCTGGAGCCGTCATTATCGATGATGCTCACAAGCCAGATGAAGTCCACTCTGACACAATTAGACAATCTGTTATCGACAATTACAGAGAAACAATCCAGCAGAGAGCACGCGGAATCAACGTGCCCTACATCTTCATTGGACAAAGACTTCACGAAGACGATTTAGCAGCTTACTTGCTTGCTAGCAAGGATGGCTACATCTGGACAACGGTTATTCTCAAGAGTATCGATGAAGCAGGAAATGCACTCTACCCCGAAGTAAATACAAAAGCATCGCTGTTAATCAAGCAAGAGCGTGACCCTTATGTGTTCTCATCACAGTACCAGCAAGACCCAATTCCCGCAGGTGGGGCACTGTTCAAACCCGAATGGTTTGTTATGCTTGAAGATGAGCCATTGGTATTATACAGCTTTATCACAGCCGATACCGCAGAGACCGCTAAGAGCTATAATGATGCGACAGTCTTTAGCTTTTGGGGCATCTATGAGATTGAGTCCTATGGAGTAAAAACTGGTCAATATGGGCTACACTGGATAGATACATTAGAGTGCCGAATTGAACCTAAAGATTTAAAGCCAGTTTTCTTGGATTTCTGGCAGCAATGTATGAGATATGCGAAGCCTCCACAGATGGTTGCTATTGAGAAGAAGTCGACAGGTGGAACGTTGCTAAGCTTATTAGATGAGATTAGAACGGTTAAGATGATGGATATTCCAAGAACAAGGGAACAAGGCAACAAAACAAAGAGATTCTTAGAGGCTCAACCTTATATTGCTGAAAGACGTGTTTCCTTCCCTATTTTTGGTAAACATGTGAAGCTTTGTATTGACCATATGAGTAAGATTACAGCGAACGAAACACATCGATGGGATGATATTGCAGATACCGCAGCCGATGCGATAAGGATAGCTTTAATCGATAAAACAATTATATCATCACAGGTAAATGCGGTAGATTACACGCAAATGGCAAAATCAATGACTGGACAACAGAATAAGGTGAATAGATTACGGCAAAGTGCTTATACACGATAATTAATTAAGATACAATAAATTCAAGCAGGGAAAGGATTTCTCTAAGGATTTCTCTACAAGGAGCTACAACAATGAAGGACGTAGCAAAACGCTATCAAGATAATCTTGCGCGTATTAAGAAAAAAGTACGCAATGCGCACGATTATTTTAAAGACAATTACGACCGATATAATGAATTTAGACGCTTTGTTTTCGATTCTTCATTAACAAGTGATGAAATTACTTTATTACAAACTATTGGCCGACCGCAACTAGAGTTCAACGTACTCGAAGCCTATATTAGCAGACTTCTTGGAGAGTTTTCAAAGCAAGAGCCTGATATTGAGGTCAATGCTTATGACGAAGACAAAGCAGACCCTATCACCATAAAAGTTGTTGAGCAACATCTAAAACATATGTTTATGGACGACAACAACGAGCACACACGCTATGAGGTGTACAAGGATTTGCTTTCTGGTGGATTTAGCACCATCAAAGTGTTCACTGAATATGAACATCCTATGTCGATGAATCAGGTGATTAAGATTCAGCGTGAAGAGCCGACCCTCACGGGCTTCGATAAGCTGGCACGATTTTCGCATAAGGGCGACGGCCAATTCTGCTTTCAGTTATTCCCCAAAGATAAAGAAGAGTTTCTTGAAGAAAATCCCGACATAAAACTGCAAAACTTAAGCTTTAGACGTGATTTTGCGGGCTTTAATTGGTCGTATCAAAATGATAACAGCCAAATCATTGTCGTTGCTGATTATTACGAGAAAAATCGCAAAGAGGAAACAATTGTTCAGGTGCGTGATGGCCGAGTCATGACTATGAGCCAGTATCGCAAGATGGTGGACTCGTGGAATGATATTACCGTACCACCTTCTCTCATTGGAAAACCAAGGAAAACTTTACTTGACAGCATATCCCGTTATCGAGTTATCGAAAACCAAGTACTTGAATATGAAGAAACCGACTTTTCTCACTTGCCATTGGTATTTATTGACGGCCATTCGCTGATGATAAAGACTCCAAAGAACGGCAACATCAGACAGGTAACACGACCCTATGTCTATCATGCTAAAGGTGCGCAACGCCTTAAAAACTATGCGGGTATTTCCCTTGCGAATGAGATTGAAAATACGGTACAGCATAAATTCATGGTGGCTAAAGAAGCCCTTCCAAAAGAGGAAGAATTTTTACAGGCTTACAAAGATACTCAAAAAGAATCTGTGCTGGTTTATAATTCTGTTCATGAGTCCAACCCTGACATGCCAATTAGCAACCCAATCCGCGAGGTCAATAGGATTGCGTGTCCTCCAGAAATTGCACAGGCTTTCACTGGAGCTGATTCACTCATTCAAAATGTTTTGGGTTCGTACGATGCTAGTCTTGGCATTAATAATAATCAGCTTTCTGGCATTGCAATCGTGGAAGCTGCTAGTCAGTCAAACGCTACTGCTATGCCTTACATCGTGGGCTGCTTACAAGGATTCCAACGGGTAGCTGAGATATATGTAAACTTAATGCCCAAATATTTTACTACTCCACGCACAATACCAATTCTTGATGAAAAAGGAAAACGCCACTTTGTTAAAATCAATCAGGAAGAAGGGTTGCCAATGGATTTCGACACCAATTCATTGAATGTAACACTCAAAGCGGGCGCAAGCTTCCAAGTTCAAAAATCACGAACCATTATGATGGTTAAAGAGATGATGGGAATGTCGCCATTATTTGCTCAGTTTATTGCTGAAAAAGGATTGGATTTCGTACTCGATAACCTTGAAGGTAAAGGTGTTGAAGAACTTAAAGCATTAACTGATGAGTGGTTGCAAGAATATCAGAAAGAGAAACAAGCAGCTCAGCAAGCAGCACAGCAAAATCCTGCTGCAATGAAAGCTCAAGTTGATATGCAAAAAATGCAAATGCAAAATCAACAAGCTCAGCAAAAAATGCAACTTGAAATGGCTAAATTGGCGCAAGAAGAGAAGAAACTTGAAGTTAATCTCAAGCTTGGCGAGCAATCATCGACTGTTCAATTGGTGAAGGCGCAAACTGAGCGGTTCGCCAAACAGGTAGATTTGAAGATTAAAGGACATGATATGCGTCATCGCCATGTCAAGGAAGCTTTAGAGTTCCATCATAAGGTAAAACATGGCTCACAAGGAGGCAGAGCAAATGCAAACTAGAACATTGGTTACAATTGGTAAGCCCATTGGGAAAGATGAATGGGTTATATGTGTTAGCAATGAGTCAAATCGATTCGTCATCCCATGCTCTAGGGCTGAATGGTCATTACCTTGCTACGGCAAAGAATTACATAATGATGAAATCAAAGAATTGATAGGATTTTTAAAACAAACATTAGAAGGAGGTAATAATGAGCAAAGTAAATTGGAATGATTTAAAAGATGCCACTCCAAATGAGCTTAAAAAGACCTACAAGCTCAACGACAAGCAGCTTGAGAACCAAGTTCGTAGGCATATGGATGGTGCGAACCCTGCTGAACGTCGTGGTTTGTATGAAACCGTTTGGAGCAACAAGCGATGATTACTATTGATGAGCTTACCAAAAGACGAGACATCCTAACGGTTACCTTAATGAGCAGTGAAGCGACTCTTTCGGATATCAAAGACCGCTCTAAGATAATAAGAAAGGAAGTAGCAAACATCAAAGGCGCAATCATGGAACTTGATAGACTGATTGATGGAGTTGAATATGCCCCTGAATAAAGGCGCTAAACCAGGTACTAAAAAGTTTGGCCAAAACATTGCCACTGAGATTAAAGCGGGAAAACCAAGGAATCAAAGCATTGCTATCGCCTATTCTGAGGCTAAATCTAAAAAGAAGGGGAAGAAAAAATGAAAGATACTTTTAGAAAAGTTTACAGGCCTTTGACGGAAGAAAATACGAAGTTGATTATTGATATCAAGGCAAAAGCAGAAGAACTTGAGTCTTTAATGATTAATACTAAAAGTAGAGAAATGTCGTTGGCTTTGACGAACCTTGAACAATGTATTATGTGGGCAACTAAGGCCGTTGTATTGGAGGATGAAAAATGAAGATGAAGAAAAAAGACATTAAATCGCGCGAAAAGAAAATGTCAAAGCATATGGACGCAACACAAGATAAAAAGCTTGTTAAGAAAATAGTCAAAAAGGATTGTATGAAATGAGTGATTTAGAGCAACGATTAGACGCAGTATGTGAGTCAATGGAATCTGCCGCCGCTGATTACAATCAGTCAACGCAGTGTTTGGTAGAGGCCTTGCAGGGCATTCATGAACGAATGGAGCGTATAGAAAAATGGATAGAGAGCGAAAAAAATCAGGCGGCAAAGGTTTAGATAAAGACCCTTACGACAGACGTGAAGAGAAAGTCATGAAAAAGGCATTCAAATCCGTTGAAAAATCGGTCAAGCCTGTAGCCAAGGACACCAATAAAACACGCAGGAAGGAAACTAAAGCGCGAATTGTAGGCGATACGGTGCCGCCGGTTAAGCCTAAATCAAACCTTAAAAAAGACATGAAAAAGTCTATGAAAGTCAAGTGTTAACCAATCACAAGGAGCGTATTATGCAAATGCTATTAACGTTTATCGGCAGTCACTTGTTGACCATTCTCGAAAATCTATTAATTCAAGATGAGCCCGCAATTGTAGCCCAAGTTGAGAAAGAAGCTCAGTTACTAATTTCCAAGATTGAGTCTTTACTGCAAGCCAAATCACCTGCGGCGGCTGCGGCTTTGAATCCTGCGCTTAATTTGGTCGGAACTTTAGCAAATGATGCGGTTGCGGCTGCGGGAAACGCTGTTGCTCAAGACGTTGCCAAGGTATCATAAGGAGCATAAAATGGCTGAGAAATGGATTCAAAAAGCAGTTGGTAAACATCCTGGGAAGCTACATCGAGAGTTAGGTGTACCGGAAGGCAAGAAGATTCCGGCAAAAAAACTTGCCAAAGCTGAGAAAAGCAAAAATCCTACAATCAGGAAAGAAGCTAATCTTGCCAAGACCCTAAAGAAAATGAAAAAATGAGTTGCGCTGATGGCAATGTCATTTAAAAAGAGTACAATTTTAATAAGAACTAAGAGGTGGAGAAATAATGGCTGATGACAATGAAACCACTTATCCAAATATGGACAAACCTATTCGAGATCCAAAAAAAGATTTGGAGCAAGAGAAAAGAGATCAAGCAATAATGGATAAGTTGTATAAAAAATTTTCAGATGATAAATACATTAATAGAAAAACCCAAAGACGTTAAAAAAACCATTACCATTTCATAAGGATATAAAATGGACTACAAATGCAAAGAAGGCATGATTGATAACCGCAAGGTTAATGACAATCACCAGGGCGGTATTGAGCGTGTTAAACAACGCAGAGAAGACCGAAATGACGTTGAAGGTCATCACGGCAAAATGGGTAAAAATATTCCCAGCGAGTCACATTGGAAACGCAATGACGTACTAACCCCAAGAAAAGCATAACATAAGGATATATGATGCCTACGATATATCAGCTTCCAATTCAACAGCCTGCGATGGTAGGCGTGAATCCCAATTTAAAATTTGCCGTTTTTGGTGATAATCTGGCGACAATTACTGCTGCTGGATACCTTAATTCAGTTAATCTTGAGTCTAATCCAATTGCCTCTACCGATGTTTTACAAGTGTTATATAGCTTTAACAATGTCACTAAAGTAGGAACATACGGTATTTTTACTGTAAGTATCAGCAATAGTGGTGTGATTACTTTGGTTGCCTGGGCAAATCCAGGTGATGTATTGCTTCCTGTAGTGTCTGGAAATCTTGCCTCATTTAATGGAACGACTGGTCAAATCCAAGACTCTGGCATTGCCGCAGCAAATGTGATGTTAAAAAATGCGGTCAATACCCTAACTGGCGCAGGCCAAATCATCCTTGCCAAAGTCAATGGCACCGAAGCTGCAAACGCTGTCACAGCTAGTGGTAACGCTGGGGTAATCACAACTTCTTCGTTAACTACTGCTGGCGGTGCTACCTATGTTATTACTTGGACTAATACTTTAATTACAGCAACATCCGTTGTAGGCTTAACAATCCAAGGCGGAACTAACAGTGCTACCAATAACATCACTTTTAAATGCGTTGTCGGTGCTGGTTCCGCTACATTAACTATTTACAACAATACTGCCGCGACAAGCCTAAATGGAACGATATTTATCGGTTACACTGTATTTTAGTCTAATCGATGTATTTTTTTGCATATTTTATAGCATTTTGGTGTATTACAATAGACTCTTTGTAATACCCAAATGCTACATTACATCTAGAGCAAAGAAGTCCTCTAATTTTCATGACTCCATTTTTTTCAGATGCATGGCAATGATCTACACATAAGTTTTTTATTTTTCCATTTCTTTTGGCGGATTCCGGTTGTAGGCATATACCACATACATGATTTTGTTCTTGCAGCAATTTTTGATATTGTTCAATAGTGACTCCAAATCTTCTTTTTCTATTAAGTGCATGTTGTTTTTCAATAGTACGAAGATAGTAAGCTTTTCTCTTTACACTGTTTTCTTCTTTTTTCTCAACAGTACTTTTCTTTTTTGATTTCCTTTGCGTTATTAAATAACATTGATAACATCGTATTTGGGGGAAATTACTACCTTTCCTTTCAGAAATATGAACCTGTTCCTTATTTAAATTTCCATGGATATTACATATTTTTACAATTCCAGAAGGAAGTTCATGTTTTATTTTCAGGGGCTCATCAAATGATTTGAATTTTTCCCATCTATATCGATGTTGTTCACATAATGCCCCTCTTTTTTTAGTAACAAATTTATTGCAATCAATTACTTTACAAATATCGCCAAATGCCATAATAATAAATCAATGAATTAAAACTACAATATACCACAATATCTATACTGCCGCGACCGCTTTAAATGGTACACTGCTTATTGGTTATTCCGTGTTGTAACACCCCTGTTTGGGCTTAATATTTTCTTCTTTTTTGATTAAGCCCAACTTTATTGAACTGGCTTCAAATTATCTTTGAACCATTTATCTACGTTTTCCGCAGTATAATAAACTTTGCCGTTTAGTTTGTGGTATTTCGGACTATTACCATCATAGCGCGCCTTTCTAAACCAATGAATGGATAATCCATAGCGTGCCGAAACCTCTTTTTCTACTAAATATTGAACACCATCCAATAATAACATAATTATCCTTAATTAAGTTCAAAAGTCTATCTAAACATCATATTTCATTCTATTTCATTAGTTAACCTTGTTTACGTCATATTAATTCAGCAAACCTAATATTCATTCATACCGCTATATACGCCTCATTGTTGGTTCCTGTTTTGCCGACTACCCTTAGAGTGTGAAATCGCAAATGGTGCAATGGACTGCAATTCACATACGAGACCCGCGCGTAATGCGGGGATGATTTATTCAGCGTGGCGGCGTAATAGCTCGAGACCTGTTCGATAGGCAGAGGAATTACCGTGGCGGGGAAATAGCTAGAAGGGACTGTTATGGATAATAGTGTTATGGATAACGTGTCTGATACAACTCAGGCTCAGGTACAAGAAACCGCTCAGCAAGCACAAGAGCGACTTTTTAAGCAATCAGAGTTAAATGAGATTGTAGGGCGAGCCAAGCATGATGCTGTTGAAAGCTTTAAAAGGCAACAACAGACTCAATATGCGCAACAAGCACCGCAGTCAAATCAAACTCAAAGCTCTAAATCATTGTCGGAAGATGATGTTAAGCGGTTGACTAGCGAAGAGTTAGCACGCCAACGCGATCAATGGACTCGTGAAGCCCAAGAGAAAGCGGACGCAGATATAGCCCAACGCATAGTAAACAGCTACAAAGAGAAAATTGCTCCTGGGAAAGAGAAGTATGAGGATTTCGAAGCCGTCACTAATAATGTCGATATGCGATATTATCCAAATGTCGTTCAGCTTTTAGCCGAGTACGTGGATAATTCACATGATGTTATTTATGAACTAGCAAAGAATAGAACAAAACTATATCAGCTAGAGTCAACGTGCGGTCACAACCCTCAAGATGCCATTTATGAGATTAAGCGTTTGTCAGATTCAATCAAAGCAAACGAATCAAGCTCACAGATGAAACATGCCAATAGCCCTTTATCTCAACAAAGACCTTCTAACACCGGAACGGATTCAGGTGGTACTCTGTCTATGAAAGATTTAAAGAGAAAATATAAGGCATAGATACGGTATTACGCTCTGAGTCCTAACTTAATGGATAAAGTTAGGAGTTACTAACATGGCTGTTTTCCCGAATAACATTTTACAAACCGTCCAAACCTATCAAAGGTCAGGACTTGCTCTATTACAGAACTTATGTTGCCATATTAGCACAGCTAATACAAAATTTAAGGACTTTGACAAAATTCAGGCCAACTTAGGCTCAACGGTTACTTTTGATTTACCACCTCGTGCGACTACTGTTGCCGGACTTGTTGCGTCATTTCAACCAGCCGTTCAACGGGTTCAACAATTGGTGTGTGACCAAGCAAACAACAGTTCATTCGCTGTTACTTCCCAACAACGTATCTTCAACTTGGAAAAAGGTGAAGAAGATTATATGCGCGTGTTTGGTAAGTCATTCATTGCAGAACTTGCTACTCAAGTTGAAGGCAACGTTGCTCTTAACTGGGCTTCTGCGGTTCAAAGCCAACTAGACAGCACTCTTAACACGTTTTCAGGGCCATATCGTTACTTCGGTAATGGTTCTACAGCATTGACCTCTTATCAGCAATTAGCTCAAGCCATTATGTTCTTCAAAAACTACGGCTCTGTAGCAGAAGGTATCAAAGTGTATCTACCTGATACTGTCGTCCCTGCTGTTGTGGGTAATGGTCTAAACCAATTCGTTCCTCATCGTAACGATGAAATCGCGATGTCTTGGGAAATTGGGGATTTCGGTACTCCATTAGTAAGCTACTACCAGTCAAACTTAATGCCTATTCACGTATCTGGTGACACTGGTGTTAATCAACAAACATTGACTGTTGTGAGCGTTAATGACCCAACAGGTCAAAATGTTACACAAATCACTGTAAGTGGTGCGACTGCTAGTGATGCCAATGCCGTATTCTCTGGAGACTTATTCAGCTTCCAAGACGGGGTTTCTGGTCAACCTAACATGCGTTACCTAACCTTCATTGGTCACTTCCCAAGTGCTAACCAAGTTCAATTCCGTGCGACTGCTAATGCTGCTGCCAATGCTTCTGGTGTTGTGACCATTAACATTACTCCAGCATTGAACTGGGCTGGTGGACAAAACCAAAACCTAAACAATCCAATTGCTGCCGGAATGCAAATCCTTGGCGTTCAGTCTCATCGATGCGGCGGTATTTTGGGTGGTGATGCGTTCTACTTGGCAATGCCTCAGTTACCAGAACAAAGTCCTTACGACACTGCAAATGAGTATGACGATGACACTGGTGTGTCTATGCGTTTGACCTACGGTTCTTTATTTGGTCAAAACGAGACAGGCATGATTTATGACGAAACACATGGCTCAGTAATCGTTCCTGAATACTCCATGCGCTACGTCATTCCATTGTCTCAAGGTTAATTGTTGGTGAGGGTTTTTGCCCTCACCCCACTCATTTCAAGAGGATAAGAAAATGCCTATTGCTCAAATTCAAAATGAAGCCATATATGCGTTACCGCATTTATACGTTCAAGGACTAAGTATTTCTCCAGCTTCTACCACGCTACTTGCTGTGTCTCCTGGAGCTGCAAGAGATTCTACTAACAGCATTGATATGGTAGTTGGCTTACAAAACTACTTTGGTATCGATAATCCAGCATTACAATTCCAAAATTACCAGGCAGGTTTGTTAATAAATTCTGCTGTTAACGGTGTAAATGGTCTTGATACTGGAACAATTGCTGCTAGTACTCAATACGCTATTTATTTGATTGGTGATTCTCGCAATTATCAAACAACAGCAGCGGTTTTAAGTTTAACCAGTAATCCTGCTCCTACTTTACCACAAGGATATGATTCATATCGTTTGATTGGTTTCATTGAAACTGATGGTTCCTCTCACTTCGTATATGCAACTCATAAACCCCAGAATATTGGTGGATTGTTACAGTACTTCAACTCTCCTGCAATTTCTGTTCTGTCTGGAGGTAATGCGACTACTTTCACCGCAATGGATTTGACCACTAATAGTGCAATACCTACGACTACATTGCCTAACGTAATCGTTAATCTGTTTGTGACCTTCACTCCTGCGGCTGCTGGTGATGTGGTTCAATTTAGACCAACTGGTTCTAGTGCTACTGGAAATCTACCAACAATTACCGGTGTTGCTGCTGGCGTTGCTCAGACTCAATATATCCAAGTTATTGCAGGTGTTGGCTCTTCTAAACCAGAAATTGACTACTTAGTTACTTCTAGTTCGGATGCCGTTAGCGTTTCTGTTGCTGCTTGGGCTGGTGTATCTAATAGCGCATATCCAGCACTTGTTTAATAACTTAAGGAGTGAGTTGTTATGCCATATACTGCGCAGGAATTAATAACTCGCTCCTGGTTTTTATCGGGTATTGTTGCAAGAAACTTACAAGTCCCTACAGGCGATCAAATCTATGATGGCCTTCAGATGCTTAATGATTTGCTCAATTTCAAACAAATTGAGACCGATTTAATTCCTTATTGGACTTACATCGAATTACCTCTTGTGGCCAACCAAGAGTACTATTTTCTCCCTTACGTAGCAGCGATTGAGTCGGCCACCTTTAATATTGATGTTGTACGTTATCCGATGGACTATGTTAGTCGGCGTAACTATTACGGCTCATCACGGGTTGATAATATTTCAACTCTACCCTTTAGCTGGAACTATAACCGCGCTGTTGGTGGTGGCAATATGGCGTTGTACTTCAAGCCTGAATCAGATTACCCCATGAAAATGATGGTAAAACTATTTCTGGTTGACGTAACACTACAGACCGACTTGACCAATATTTCTGAAATTGTTCCTTATACCTTCATTAACAGTGCGAATCAAGGATTAGATACTGCCTACATTGAGTATTTAAGGTACGCATTGGCGCAATATATGTGCTCAGAATATGGGGTATTGTTCAATCCAGAATCAGAAAAAATTCTAACGAGTTACAAACGTAAATTAATGTACGAAAGCCCTCCAGACCTATCCAGTATTAAGACAAGTATCTTAACTGAGTGCCAAGGTTTGAATTGGGGTGATATTAATATAGGTAAGGGTTGGAGACCTTCATAGGAGGCATCTATGGGCGACAGACCCAATTTAATTGACCATGAAATACGATTAAGAGAGATAGAAAAAACCCTTGATGATATCGGGAAAAAAGAAAAAGCACATCAAGACACATTGAAAGGGCAGTTTACATGGATAATTGGCACGGCAATCACATCCCTTGGAGGACTGATACTTCATGCCGTTAAGCTAATTTAAGGATGATTAATGGTTGCTCGCGGGCAGAATTTCAAACAATTACCAGTCAATATAGTAGGCTCAAGCATCTTTGGTCGTTATCCAAAGATTAGCATTGAAAAGACTTACAATATGTTTATGTCTGATAATTTCATGGTTCCTTATTCTGGCTATTCGATTGGAATTACAGCGACTAACTTCATTAATTCCATTGAAGGGCGCGCCATATTTACGAGCACGAAATTCGATGACTTGGTTGTGGTTGAGGGAAATAGTGTTTTTTTGGTAAACATTACCTATTCCCAAGCTCAAGAAAAAGTAATATTTTTCCAGGTCTTCAAGATTGGTACTTTGCAAACACAAACAGGCGTTGTGTATATTGCTGAAAACAACAGACCTCAAATTGGGATTTCAGATGGTACAGCATTTTATGTCTATGACCCAAACCCTCCTATGGGTCATACGACTTTTGAAGCAGTCCCGTTAAATTTCACACCAGGGTATTTAACATTCCATGATACTTATTTTATCCTAGCGGCATCGAATGATAATACCTATACGCCACCTGCTAACAACACCTGGAGATTATCCGGTCAAAATTACGGATATACATGGAATGATGATAGTGCTAGCGTAGGTTTGCTACAAACGAAACCTGATAACGTGAAAGCGGTGGTGCGTTTCCCCTCTAAAGGGAATATGATATTTGTGATGGGGAGTATTGTAACCGAAGCCTGGTTTGACACAGGTGCGCAGTTATTCCCTTACCAACGTAATAATCAATTTAATATCGACTATGGTTGCTTACAACCTGCCACAGTCGCCTATATGGATGAATTTGTAGTTTGGTTGGCTCAAAATGAGAAAAGTGGTCCAATTATTGTATATTCTGATGGTGGTATGCCCAAAAAGATTACTACGGACGGTATTGATTATCTTTTTTCAACACTACAAGACCCTGAAGATTCACAAGCTTTCCTTTATCGACAAGATGGACATCTTTTTTATCACATCAATTTTTATTCCGATAATCTATCATTGGTTTATGATTTTTCAACCGAGAAGTTTTATCACGCTTGTGACCAGAATCTTAACTATTTCATAGCCTCCGAAGTAGCATTTTTCAATAATCAATATTATTTCATCACAAAAAACAATGGCAATCTTTACGTGTTCGATACATCCATTACGACTTACCAAGACACCGATAGCATGGGGAATATCATCACGCATGAAATCCCACGCATAAGAACTTGTGCCAACATTAGAAACCCAGACCAAAACTATCAAATCATCAATGATATTGGATTTACTATTGAGTCTGGCGAAACTGATTACGAGCAACAATCTCTTGGTGAAATAATTCTCGTAACTCAGTCTGGGAATATATTAGTAACCCAAGGTGGAAATCCTAATTTAGTAACTCAAGCGGGGAATGATTTAATTGCTCAGGATGGTACATTATTTATTACCCAGCAAAATACAGGCGGTAATGGCGCATGGCTTATAGCCCAACAAATGGCCAACACGGGATTTGGTAATCTGTCTTTACCCCATGTTGACTTATCCATTTCCACAGACGGCGGTGCCTCGTTTGGTAATGAATGGGCTTATTACTTGCCAGCGATTGGGCATAGGAAAAATAGATTAATGTGGTGGCAGATTGGTATTGCGAATGATTTAGTACCTCAATTTAAATTTTGGGGAATGGGTCGCTTTGTCGCAACGGATGGCATCGTCAACGTGAGGAGATAATCATGTCAACGCAACAGCCTATATTACAGGCGATTTTTCCAGACTTACCCCGAGAAACTCCAGTCATTGGTAAAGATGGTGATTTTAGCCCACTATGGAGCCTTGGACTTTCCGCCCTGTTTCAAGCATTGCAGGAAAATTTTAAGAACGAAGGCATTATTTTCCCTAGACTGAGTGCTGCTAATATTGCCACCATTCAGGCAATTTATACGCCTTTTGTTGGTTTACCTCTTCCGCAAAACATCCCTGATATCAGCGGGCAAACGGTGTTCGATACGACCAATCGAGTTTCAAAACAATTTGTAATCACGTATGATGGAGCAACACCGCCAAATATTGTAACGGCAGTGTGGAGAGTATTTGTATATCTATGATTCAAGGATGAATTATGAGCTGGTTTAGCAATATGTTTAGTGGGAAAAATCCCGCAAATTCCGCAATGCCTTATCTAAATCAGATACCAGGGCAGACGCAACAATACCAACAGCCTTTTTTTGATGCTGGAAAAAGTCAAATTCCTGGTCTTGAAGACCAATATAGCCAATTAATGAATGACCCAGGGAAGAGAATTAATCAAATCGGAGAAAATTTCCATGAATCCCCAGGTTTTAAATTCGCAATGCAACAAGCCCTTCAAGGTGGAAACCACGCCGCTGCGGCTGGTGGTATGGCAGGCTCCCCTCAACATGAACAGCAAAATATGCAACTGGGAAGCAGTTTAGGAAATCAGGAATACAATAATTGGCTTCACAATGCGCTTGGCCAATATGACATTGGATTACAAGGGTCGCAGGGTATGGCTAATCAAGGCCAACAAGCCGGACAAAATATCGCTGACATGATTGCTCAGACTTTAGCACAACAAGCGAACCTCTCATTCAATGGCCAACAACAAAAAAATCAAAACAAGAGTGATATGTGGGGCAACGTATTCAAGGGTGCTGGCTCACTTGCAGCGTTCAATCCTTGGGGCGCGTTTGGCAACATCTAAGGGGCAATGATGACATTTTCATTTACTAATTATGCGGGAATCGCACCAAGACATTCACCATTGAATGATATCATTGGCAAAGTCATTGGTGGCTATAATGACGTGACCAAAGCAAAATACTTAAAGCCTGGGCTTGAGGCCGATATTTTTCACAAACAAATATCTCCATTAGCTATGCTGGCTAGCAGCCCCTATTTTTCTTCATTACATCCCCAGCAGCAACATCAAATTGCAGGCTATATTAGTCAAATGCTTTCTAAGCAAGGAATGGGCGGTCAAGGGGGAATGGGTCAGCCTGGAATGGAAGGTCAGGGCGGAATGGGCGACCAAGGTGGTATGAATGGTGGCCAACAAATGGGAAATCAGGGCGAAAATCCTGGCAATGGTGGTGAAGATTCCCTTGTTCCTGGAAACGCTGCCGAACATTATACAGGTGGAATGAAACAATCTCCTTATACTAGTGGCACAGCCCACAGAGGAAGCAATGGAGAAACAATTTACGCACCGACTGGTGGTGGCGTTGAAAAAGGTCTTGGTGTTCTTACCGAAGCCAAGGGGCTTAAAAAACTTTTCGATCAATATAAAGAAGTAGCAGCTAATGCGGGTGGTGCTGGTGGTTTTAAACGTGACTTTGCAAAAATAGCATCAGGAATTGATCGAGCTGATATTCCATATCTTAGCCCTTTAGCTCACCACATTTCAAAGAAGGTAGGAGTTGAAAATCTATCTAAAGAAGAGGCGGATGCGAAATCATATAAAGCTCAAATGGCACCAGCCCTGCGTGCCCTTGGATATGCTAATTCCGAAATAGATGCACTTTTAGATTACCATCCCGGAGAAAACAAAAAAAATATTCAAGACCGCTTGGAAAAAACATGGCCTGTAATTGAGCGAAAAATCAAAACGCACCAAAAAAATCTCAGTAAAGGGATTAACGCCAATCAAAATGTCATTGGTGAAAATGATGTTCCACGAAGCATTGACCAAAAAATAGCTAGAGACGAGAAAGAACGCGCTCAAAATAAAAACGGCTCTTATAAAGAAGCCCCTCCTGGTTCAATCGGATTATATAAAGATGGAGAGCTCTATTATATTCCTGCTGATAAAGTAAATGACGCATTGGCTCAGGGGTTTAATTATGAGTGATGACTGGAGCCAATACAGGGCTCAACCAAAAACTGATGATTGGGCGCAATACCATAGCTCTAATTTCCAAAAAAATCCTAAAGAGGAAGATAAGCATTCCCCTGAAAAAGAAAAAATGGCTCAATTAGAGATGCTTAAAAAACAACATCCTTTAATGTATAAGCTTGCCGAACATTTACAAGGCTCACCAGCTCTTGAAAAAGCAGGGAATATTGCGGGTCATTTCAATAATGCTGTTGAAGGAACCGGATTGCCTTCGCTTGCCAAAGGGTTCTTTGGTACGGGCATTGATATGGGTCGCGGTATCGCTAATCTAATTCCAGGTGTGAATATTCCCAAGCAGCAATATAAAGAGCTCAATGTTAACCCATATGTTGGAGAAGGAGCGGAAACCATAGGCTCTTTGGGAATGGGCTTACCTGCGTATAGGGGATATCAAGCTGCGAAAAAAGGCGTTGAGGCGTTACCTTATGCTAAGAAAATACCCGAGTTGATTCGCAATGTGCTGGCTGGTAGTGGCGTTGGTGCTGCGATTAGCCCAGACAATAGAGGTTTAGGGGCTGCTCTTGGTGGTGGTGCTGAAACCGTACCCTTTGCAATACGTGGCGCAAAGAATTATTTCCAAGGCCGAAATACATCCGGTCGAGAAAAAGACCTGTATAAAGCCATGATGGAACACGAAATGCAAAAGGCGGATTTAGAATCATTAAAAAATCAAGCCACGCATAAGTTTGGTAAAAATAATCCCGAGGCCTTACTGCTCAGTGCGCAAGACAAAGCCGCTCAACTGGAAGAAGCCGAAGCATTTAAACGCCATCACTTAGGTGATGAGAAAATGTTACCTGGACAGCAATTAATTCCAGAGGCAGAGCACGCCGTTAAAAATACCAATGAAGTGTTAAAGCAAACGCTTGACGAAGGTGGCACGCACTCGCAAGATTTATCTAAGCATATTGTTGAAGCTATTGAAGGAGTTCCTACAATAGAAGCTCACCCAAAAACAGGACTGCCCAGAGAAGTAAGGGTCGGAGGTGAGCGCAAAGCTTGGGGGGCAAAAATGGATGAACTCGAGCACAATCTTCCAGAGGTTGAAATACCTTCAACAGACACTCACTCGGTTGATGCCACTTTAAAAAGTTATTATGGTAAAAAATCAGATATTAGCAAAGAAGAAAAAGAGGTTTTCAAAAAACTAATTGAACCCGCTTACACTAAAAATAAAAAAATAAGCGGCCGTCAATTTTTTAGAGCATACCGGTCTTTGAGAACTATTGAGGGCAAAGAACGCTCAAAAGCTTTTGGTTTATCACCAAAAGAACATGACGAATGGATTGACCGCGCTAATGAAACCAAAAAAACTTACGAAGACATGGAAAAAATTATCGGGAAACATTTCCCAGAGGGAACTATGAAACAGTTGTATGAACTGAATCATGAGTACGCTAATAAGATAGCTCCTCTTCACGAAAATCCTATGTACCAACAAATGCTAAAACATGGTCGGTATAAAGGGGATATGGTCGAAGCTCTTTCTGGAACAACTCCTGGTAACAAAATATTAAATAGTATGATTCAGAACAATCCTGAATTATCAAGGTTGGTTTTAGGACATTCATTTGCTGAAAATCCTGCTAAACTGATGAAGCCGAACAAGGCAATAGAACCTTTCGTGAAGGCTAATCCACAGATTGCCCATTTGATGGAATATCAAAAACAAGCGGCCTCACAATTGGAAGCTGCGAAGAGAACTGCTGAATTACATAAACAAGTTCAAATGATACCTCAATTAAACAAAGAGATTCATGAGCAAAGAATGTTTGCTAAACGTTTAAAACAAGAGTCCGAAGTTGAAGGATTAACTAAAGCCGAAGTCGCTAAGAAGCAAATTGAGTATGACAAGGCGAATAGAAAGCTTAGAGCACTAAAGAATAAGCTGATTGGAGCTTCACTAATTGGAAGTGCTGTCGGCTATGCGGCTAAGAAAGTAAGAGAGTAATGTATTTTTATTGCTCAACCTAGTGTATCATGTCAAATTTTGACCACTAAGGAGCGTAAAATGGGCATATACATAGCCTTTTTCGTGATGGGGATAGGATTTACAATATTCTTCTCGGACTGAGGAATTAAATTTTATAAGGGATTATGATGCCGATAAATGTTGATTTACTGATTGCAGCTCCTTATATGCAAGATATTTTTTTAGACAAAGACGGCACGCCAATGGCTGGCGGAACAATCACTTGCTATCAAGACAATAGCCGAACTACCCTTAAAAATTGGTACTACCAGTCTGGAACTCCAGGTAATTACACCTACATAAAATTGCCAAATCCATTAACGTTAAGTGCTGCTGGTACTATTTGTGATATTAATGGGGTTGATACGATTCCCTTTTTTTATCCCTACAGCGAATTAGATGATGTAGTAGCTCAGCCTTATTATATCACCATTGTAAACTACGCAATGACAAACCAAATTACGAGGGCTAACTTTCCTTTTCTTCCACCCTCTGGCAACAATCCAAGCGGCTCCGGCACTTCGCTTGATAATTATATTATCAATAATGAGTTTTGGCGCAATATAGGAACCATGAGCTTAACAAATATATTAAATACCACCGTAGCCCCAAGTCAACACGATGGATTTAGTAGCCCCGATATTCAGTTTATTAAAAATATAACAGGCGGTCTTGATACGGTAACCTTTACCAATTTCCCTTTAACATCCACTCCAATATTAAAAGGTGATATTACCCCTGAATTTTACCTTAATCATACTTGTAGCAATACGCCTACTGGAGAAACGCAAAAATGTTATCAATTCCCGATTTCATTACATATAAACACCTTAGTAAGCGTGCCATTTACCGTAACTATTCAAGGACAAAATGTAGGGGGAACATCAACCGGACAAAATGTTATCAATTTATTTATATTACAAAATACCGGAACTGGAACGACTTCATCAGCACCTACTTTAATAGGCTCGATTAGCTTAACAACAGCTTGGCAAAAATATGACTTCACGTCTGTTTTCCCTCCAACCGCAGGATTAACTCTTGGAGCTGGCCAAGATGACGCATTGTATTTACAAGTTCAAATGCCTTTAAATATGAACTGCTCTATTAATTTCTGTAAGCCCTCTATTTATTTAAGTGCAATGGTTCCAACCAATAATTTCCAGACCTACGATCAAATTGATACGGTGATTAATTCACCTAGAACAGGCGATACTCGCACCAGCATGAACAGCTTCTATCCTTATGGATGGGTACCTATGAATGATGGAGTAATCGGCCTTAATGCAATGGCTGTGGTTGGTACGACAGCATTAGCTGGATATTCCCGAGGTAATGCTGATACATGGCAATTATTTAATTTACTTTGGTCTTTGGCGCAGCCTTTTGATAGCGGCTCAAACTTCAATCCAATATGCCAGATGTATACTAATAATGGCACAGTTTTGACAGCCACTAATTATGGAGCGAATGCCTATGCGGACTTTAATGTGAATAATGCGCTGGCACTTACCAAAATGTTTGGCAGAGTCATCATGGGTGGCATTCCAATGTCTGCCCTTCATGGATTTTATGCACCACAAAGTCAAGGGTTTTCTCCAGGCTCCATTACAAATGTGGGCGGAAATATAACGTTTACCCCTACAACAATAACCCCTTTCTGGTTAGGTGCGCCCATTATATTTAGATTAGCTGGTGGAGGCACGTTCCCATCCAATATTGTATCTAATGCTGTTTACTATGTGACCAATATTTCAGGAGGCACATTCCAGGTATCCACTACTTACGCTGCGGCTTTGGCTGGAACTCCAGTAGTTGCTTTCGGAGCAAGTGCGGGAACTCTCGTCTTCATGGAATTCGATCCAACTGGTTCTTCAATTGGTGAATATGGCCATACACAATTACAAAGTGAATTAGTTTCCCATTCTCATACATTAACTGGCCAAACAGGAACACCCGCAACATTCTTATTAAACGCTGGAGGCACTTCATACTTAAGTGGAGCTGGAGGGTCAGGCGTAACCAATGCGACAGGAGGGGGTTTGCCTTTCAACGTAACTCAGCCTGGTGTAATCTATAACATATTTATGAAGCTTTAATAATAGGTCGATACAATAAACATGATGTGAGAATGTATCGAAAAACAGGGATTTTTCAAACATAAGGATATGTTTATGTCTACGCTATTAAATTTCGGACGTGACGTACAAGGGTTTAACGCTTATGCGCCTCAGTTTCCTACCGATATCTTCACAGCAACTTTGGCCGCGTCAACGGCAGAAAGTGTTACGGTGCCATCCAATTACCCAAGTTTTATTATGGTAGTCAGAGTTCAGCCTAGCGGGTGGGCTTGGTGTTCAAGAACCACTACGGCAGCCGTACCTGCTGGCGGTACTTTTGCAGCCTCAAAATCTGAATTAATTGCTGGAACAATTGAATACAAACGAACTGTTTACGCAGCGGATGTGATTAGTTTTATTACACCGAACACTACTTGCGACATTGAAGTTGCTTTTTTTGCTAACAGTTATCCATAACATAGTTAGTTAACCTTTAAAAAGGATTTTAAATGGCTACGGAAGAAATGTTCACATCACTGCCAACAGTATCAACAGCACAAATGTCAGATATTATTTGCGCAGTACAAGGGTATGTTAGCCCCTCTAATTTAGGTTTGTCTGTGCAGGAAAATTTGCAACAAGTCTATAATTTATTCCAATCCAACGTTATTTTATCTAATGCTGGCAATCCAAATGGAGTCCTGGCGGGAACTACGTATCAGTTATGTTGGGATACGGTTGATTTAATATTGTGGGTATGTACGACATCTGGAACCACTACAACGGCTGTATGGACAGAATGTATCAATCCACAAAGCAATTGGATAAATGAAACTACTACGCCTATTAGCTTAGTCGCTGATAAAAAATACGTTGCCAATAATGGTGCTACCTTAATTACATTCACTTTACCTACAACAGCAGCTTTCGGTACGACGATTGAAATCTCGGGCTTATCTTCTGGAGGCTGGACTATTGCACAAAATAGCGGTCAATCAATAAACTTTGGAAATGAAGTGACGACAACAGGAGTCGGCGGCAGCTTATCGTCATCGAATAAAAACGATTACATTAAAATTTTATGTGTAACAGCGAACATGACATGGAACGTCATTGGGTCAATAGGAAACATAACAATCGTATAAGGATATAATAAAATGGCTACAAATAACGCAACTAATACACCAGAACTTACGCTTAATGGTCAGACTTTTATTGGTTCCACAGGGGTCAATCCTGTAGCTGCCACCTTAACAGCGGGTGCTGGTATTTCCATTATAAATGGGGCTGGCTCTATTACAATTTCTAGTTCCGGTAGCGCGGGATGGGTTGACCAGACTACGGGCACAGTTACTATGACAACCAATACGGGTTATACATCTGATGACGGTGCCTCATTAGTAACCTTTACATTGCCAACAACCTCAGCGATTGGAGACTTCATAGAAATCAATGGAAAGGGTGCTGGACTTTACACTATTGCTCAAGCCTCAGGACAACAAATCCATTTTGGTAATATAGCAAGCACAAGCGGGGCAGGTGGTTCTGTATCATCTACCCTGCAATATGACTGCATTAGATTACGTTGTCTTACTGCTAATACTATCTGGGTTGTTGTCTCATCAGTTGGCAACTTTACAATAGTTTAATAATCAAAGGAATGATTAAACATGGCCACTAATAATGCAATTAATGCAAACTCAACCACTCCGTTAGTGGTAGGCAATGGAGGTACTGGCGTAAATGCCGTTACCACCGCCCCTGCTGCTACGGCATTTGCTGGATGGGATAGCAACAAGAATCTCTCAGCCAATAATCATATAAATGGCTATACGACTACTGCAACGGCTGCGAGTACAACTACATTGCTAGTTGGAAGTTCTTATCAACAATTTTTCACAGGCACAACAACTCAGACAGTACTACTTCCAGTAACTTCGACATTAGTCTTAGGGCAATCATTTTTTATTGTCAATAATTCTACCGGAATTGTAACGGTCGAATCTTCGGGCGGCAATACAATTACTGCGATGGCTGCGGGTACCAATGCTATCTTTACTTGCATTTCAATAACGGGAACAACTGCTGCTAGCTGGAATTCAGACTATGAATTAAATACAGCAGGAGTGGCATCAATTACGGGAACCGCGAATCAAATTAATGCCTCCTCATCTACTGGTGCTGTGACTCTAAGCACTCCTCAGAATATCAATACAACAAGCTCACCTACATTTGCGGCTTTAACACTTACAAATCCCTATATTGCAGGAGCTGGAGGATTGCATAGTTTCCAAATTTTTACATCAGGAACTGCCTCGACTTATACGAAGCCATCTAACGTAACCTCAATTTTGGTTGAGATAGTAGGCGGCGGTGGTGGTGGAGGTGGGGCGGCCGGCGGCTCTTCAACAACCGCATGCGGCGGAGGGGGTGGGGCTGGAGGATATGCGAGATTATTTGTTGCAGCAGCCTCGGCGTCCTATACCTATACCGTTGGTGCTGGTGGGGCGGGCGGTACGGCTGGAAATAATGCGGGCAGTACTGGCAGCACAACCACATTTAGCGCATCCTCATTGCAAGCAACCGGCGGTATTGGAGGGGGTGGCTGCGCTGCCTCCTTAACAGCTAGTGGTGCGTCCTCTGCAACGGGTGGTGCTGGAGGGGTTGGGTCTAACGGGAATATAAATTCCCCAGGACAACCCGGCGGATGCACTCTTGTCGCTCTTGGAAATATAGGGGCAGGCAATGGCGGCTCCAGTTATTTTGGGGGCGGGGCTTTAGGAAATAACCAATCGACAGGCACCGGAAATGCGGGAGGGGCTTACGGGGGCGGCGGTGGTGGTGGTACAGCAAGTACTACAAACATGGCTGGAGGCGCAGGAAGTGCTGGCGTTATAATAGTGTGGGAATTCGCATAGGTCTTTTAGCTCCATTGGTTGCCTAAATTAATTAGAAAAGGATTGCTATGGCAAATGATATATTGACACCACAGGGTCGTTTTGACTATGCGGTTACTGTGGTTCTAGGCCATGAAGGGGGTTATACCAATGACCCTGACGACCCAGGTGGTGAGACAAATTTTGGGATTACCCATATCGATTTGCAGGCTCATGCGAAAGAATTAAATCTACCACTGGACGTCAAAGAATTGACGCGCATAGAGGCTGAATATTTCTATAAAAAGGTCTATTGGGATGAATACAACTACAATGCCATTAATTCGTTGCCAATTGCCACAAAGATATTTGATATGGCAGTTAACATGGGTGCTCATGAAGCGCACACCTTAGTCCAAAGGTCATTAACCTATTGTGGGCATAGTGAGATTGCCGTTGATGGTATCTTGGGCGGCAAAAGTTTAGGTGCTATCAATGAAATATGCATTCACGGTCGCCAAGCCGATTTTAGAATTGAACTCATCAACGAGGCTAAATGGTTTTATGAGCACCTAGTTGAAGAGAAGCCCGTACTTAATAAATTCTTAAATGACTGGCTCGAACGCGCATCGTGGTAATTGAACTGCCTTGGCCACCTAGTGTCAACCATTATTGGCGAAGGCAAGGAAGCCGCTATTTCGTGAGTTCGGAGGGCAAGGCATACAAAGATAGTATTTATTACTTATGCGCTCAATATAGGGGGTTATTTAAGCCTTATGAGCGATTATCTTTAATGATTGAAGCCTTTCCTCCTGATAAAAGACGTCGCGACCTTGATAATCTAATAAAAGCCATTCAAGATTCTTTGCAATATGCAGGGGTCTATGAAGATGATAGCCAAATTGATTACCTGACTATCAAAAGAAGCATATTGCGCGAGAATAAAATAATTGTAACTGTTACGGAAATCCCCTAAAAAGGAATTGCATCATCTTCGAAGTCATTATAAGGAGTTTTCTTTTTTTCTTGACTGGGTTTTGATTCAGGGTCTTTCTTTTTGCCACTTTGCATAAATCTTATATCTTGCGCGGTTACGGAATAGATGTATTGCCCTGCGCGTTCGCCTGATTCAATTTTCTTGTTATTAATTTCACCACGAATATAAATCGTATCACCAACATGAACGTATTTAGCGGCAATCTCAGCGAGCTTGCTAAAGAAATTGATATTGTGCCAGGTTGTGCGCACCTGCTTTTCTCCACTCGAGTCCTTGTATTTAGTGGTCGTTGCGAGAGAAATGACGGTTATTTCACCGCCATTATTTAAAGTTTTGGTTTCTTTTTTGCCCACATGCCCTACGAGGATGGCCTCATTAATCATTAAGCTTTCTCCAGTTGTAATAAAAATATTCGTGCTTGCGCATCGGTTAATTGGTTTAATTCGGTTACTTTATGATAGGCTAAAGCTTTCCTGATTCGTTCGTGACTGAACTCTTTTAGCATCATCAAATCATTGATTTCGTCCATCTGCTCTTGATTGATAAGTATCTCATCACTACCCATATAACGAGCCTTTTTAGGTGACTCAATAACCTCACCTGTTTCCGCATCAATCACATTATCATCAAGAATGTTCTTAAGCTTTTCGGTCTGGGTATTTCCATGAATAACAATAGGTCTATTCTCTTCATGGCGCACGCTTTCCATTTCCTCTTCACCATAACTTCCAGCGAATAATTCCTGGAACCCAGCACGCAAGCATTGGCTCTCAGCGACCTTTTTAATCATGGTCGCAGGTTTACCTCCTTGACTCATATAGCCCTTGTCATTCTTATAAAGCCCTGGTTCACGCCAGAGACTTTTACCTGTTGAGTACTCTCGTAACTCAGCAAACACATAAGAAGGACGCGCAGAGTTCTTGCGCTTAGCAATACAATAAGCCCCAAGCAATTCACCCCGATTCTTCAAATTGTATTTGTGCTTGATGATGCCGTCATTTATTTCAAAATCATCATTTTCATAAACCGCATCACATTGGTGATAGTCATAATCTCTATGAGATTGAGCAGATTTCCTATAACCATCACGCCCAATAAATATTTGAGCAGCTTCTTTATCACTATATTTAACAGCCCATATCTCACGCAAGAATGGATTTAAGTTAGTTGCTTTACCCATTCCTACGAAAAACTGAAACTCCATTTCAGTTAATTTAGGCGCAAACAGTTTTCTGATTTCTTGTAATTTAGTACTATCTTCCCACATAGAAGGAAGGTTATTCTTAACCGCTGCTAATGCTGTGCTCATGATTCACCTCGTGCAAATTTAATACCATCAATAAATGCGTCAGCCAGTGCTTTGGCTTCTGATTCAGAAAAAGCCCCATACATAGTTAAAACATCGGAATTAGCATAGACTCTTGCAATCCAATATCCTGTGTCTGGAACATCTAAATCCATTTCCACTCGGTAATTAATCATCCAAATAACCTCGATTGCGATTCTTTTTTATTCTTTATCTCTTGAATTACACTATATTTACAAGTTTCAAAAAAATAATCTAAATGCTTTATTTGTTCATATTTAGAAAGTTTATAATCTTGAAGTACATTCATAACTATATTGCAAATGTCTATACAGGATTTTTGTATTTTATCAATATGCCTATCAGTGGATAATTTTTTCATATTAATTCACTCCCTTCATCAAGAATGTTCGACTTCCACGCTTATTGGCTTTCCAAGTAATCACTGGAATTCCTTGTTCATTAACCAAACATTCACTGTCTTTCATAAATTGCATTATGTTAAATTTGTACTTTTCCTCAGCCTCACTCAAAGCCTTTATCTTAAAGCGTGTATCGACTAAAGTTGTTAATTGTTCGGCTACGTCCGGCGCAATTGTTATGGTCTTCTCAGGGTCATGTTTTGGGTACATTAAACGCAAATCAACCTGATTTATTGGCTCTGGTGGTGTTTTAGTTTGAACACATTCCCAGAACTTTCTCGCAGCATCAATGACTTTTTCTTCTAATTCTAAGTCACGAGTGTATTTAAATTCACGATAATCATGACCGCCTATTAATACAGCAATATAAGCACAATCTGCGTTAGTTACTGCGCAATAATGTGCTACCTGGACAAGATATTGCATAGGGATTACATCAGACCCTTCCTCGCCCCATTCTTTAGCCATAAATTGATTTGAACATTTAATCTCAAGAACAGCGTTCAACTCTGGAATAAATCCATCAAGATTGCCTCTTAAAAAATCATAGAATGGATGAACATAAGAATCAGGGCTTTCTTGTACTGTGACATTATTACGCTTCATAAATTCTTGAACAATAATTGGTTCTAGTTGATGACCCCAATATTGTAATTGGGTATCTTCATAAGTAGATTCGGCTTCCCCAATCTTTTCGAGGTATAATTGATACGGGGTTTTGTAATTGGATAAACCCAGGATGATTGGCATGTCGCTGCCACCGATACCAAGTTTTCTTTCTTCACGTTGTTGTTGAGTAATCATAATATAAGTTCTCTCTGGTTAAATTTATTATTCCTGGTTAAATAAACAAGTTCCTTGTTCATAATTCCTTCCTTAGTCGCCAATCATTGGCATTGACACAATCATGACAAATAGAATATCATTTGTCAATACTTATTACATTTGTTATAGAGGTTTTTATGAAGTTCAGCGAAGTCATGATTTTTTACGATTATAACATGTCTAAGATTGCTAAGGCTCTTGATACAAGCAGACAGTATGTATCTTTATGGAAGAAGGAGGATAAAATACCCTATCCAAAACAATGCGAGTTACAGGTAATAACTAACGGGAAGCTAAGGGCGAGCAAAGATGATTGAGTTACCTTTTGGAGAGAAATGGGTAGCCCGTTACAAAGAGAAAGGCGGGAAGGACTGTATGGGCGTGACAAATCATCATACCGCGTTAGGGTCTCTAACAGCGGCTATATTAAACAGCGGTGGGTATGAAATTGTGATTACTGATGAAACGTGTAGGCCAAGAATTATAGATGTCAGCGGAGAAGAAAATGAGCAACACAGCGGCGAAGTACACACAAGAGCAATTGGATATAGCCCTATTGAAGAATACAAATGAAGGGATATTGCGCACGTTATCGCGCATAGAAGTAGAGATTAAAAGCCATTTCCATTGGACTATGGGTTTGATATTGGGTCTTTATACGATTGGTATCGGTGCGTTAGTTAGTGCGCTTGGTAAAGCTTACGGAGTGTTTTAATTATGAATGACCCAGCAACGACGGCAATATTCTTTATATGCGTAGCGGCAGTCATTATCACGTACATAATTTGCAACAGGGATAGATAATGAATGAGACATATTATTGGCATGATTCTAGGCATAATTCTATATTGGCGATCAGCTGAAAAAATTAAATTTAATTGGATTGATGTGGTGTTTTTTGCGCTGGCCGCTGTTTTATTGTTTATCTAAAAGGAGAAAAAGGAAATGAGTAGTATTACTGAAATATTGAAGCTGAAAGGTGATAAAAAAATATTACCCGTTTATGACGGTGTAGTTATCGAAGGCGGTGGTACTTATAAAGACCATGAATATTTAATTGTTTTTACAGAGCAAGGTCATCGTTGTGGTTATGTAGCTCTAAAACCAGAAGAAACCGAACGCTTTGAAAAGGATTCAGAAGGTGAAGGGCGAAAATATTATTACCCTGATTTAGATTGTCATGGTGGGCTAACATTCTATAGCAGACATCATGGAGCTAAAGAATTATTACCTATTTCCTGTGATGACATGTGGGTTGGTTTTGATGCTGCTCATGCTTGGGATAAGCCAGATAATAAAACATCTACCGAATATTTTGGTGAAACCAAATGGACAAAATACAGAGAAATTAATCCGATGCCATGCTTTGAAGATGTAATACATAGGACTTATGACTACATGGAACAAGAATGTAAGGGAATTATCGATCAACTATTACAGGTGGCCGCATGACTTTTTGGGAATGTTTTCCAATTATGCTGCTCTCTATAAATTGTATGGGCTTAACCTGGTGGATTTCTAAAGTGAGCAGCCGTTTAACTGATTTAGAGCACGCTATAAAGATGAAAGACTGGATTGAGGCTATAAGTAGCGGTGAATCATCTTACGATATGGCTTACATGTTTGAAAAGGGTTATTTGAAATGAATGGTGAGCTTAAAAAAGAAGACATTTTATGCTTATTTTTCCAACTCACAGAAATCGAGTATGATGCCTGTGTTATGACCATTGAAGAAGACATTGAAAAGCATGGTCAATTTGGTCTAGGTTATTTAATGGCCGTCAAACAATGTCGAGACATATTAAAACGAATTATAAAGGATGTAGATGCTAGATAAATCCACAAAATATAAAGCGGTTGGATGTGCTAATAAGTCATTGCATTTTTTGCAACAACTGAAAAAGCACGTTCAAAGTGGGAATGGATTTACCCAGAAACGCGCAACATATGGATTAATGCTAATTGATGCCTATATTAATGGACAATTTTTAAAAGAGATTCAGGAGTTTAAAGCCGATGACTGATGGATTATATACCCCCTACATAGGGCTCACGGATGAGCGACATACGTGGCGTGTCGAAATCGAACATGGTTTATGGCATGAACCACATGTATTACAACAATATAGAGAAAATAGAGAATCTAATCTCTGGCGCGCAACCAGAGAAGTAGAAAAATTGTGCGAATATGTTTTATTTCTTGAAAACAAGTTATC